GAATATGTCACCCGTCACACCAGAACCCGCATTGTTTGGGATGCCAGTGAAATCAGTGAAGTCGAGCGTATCCGAAAAGTCTGCGTTTAGTTGCCAAGCCAGCACATCGGTTGTCGCATCGAATAAAATCTTTACACCCATACCAATGGTTGAGTAGTAGATCTTTTGAATGGAAACCTTCGTGCAAGCCGCACCAGTCATAGGGTCAACAGCCAGTGCAGACACATCAATCTTAGTAACGGCAGACTCGCCTGAACCGTCGCTTACATTGGAAAAGCGGAAGATGGCTGTGTTGCCATCGTCCTGTATGGTTTGAGTTGCTACTGCGTCAGCCATTACTGCCCCCTGTTACGCTATCTGAACGTACTCAATGATGAACGTAAAAGAACCCGCCGTTGTAGCATCAACCGTGTTAGTGATGTTGCAGAAGATTGTTCTTTCAGCAGACGTGTATTGAACAGAAGCAGGTGCAGTTGTGCCACTTTGGGTTTGTAAAACCAAAGAAGTAGTTGTGACGTTACCCACTACAACCGTAGTGCCACCATCCAAAATCTCATCAGTTACTGCTGCAACGATCTGTGCGCCAGAGCTAGAAGTACCAACCTCATAACCAATGTCACCCGTACCAATAACTGGTGAAACGTCACAAAAGATCTTGATATCAGTAATGATCGTGTTTGCAGGCTGCGTAAACTGACCAATCGATGGGCTGTCGCCTGCGGTGGTGTTAACAGTTACGCCTGTCGCGTACCCAACGTGTTTTAGATACTTACCCGTCACAATTCCAGTAGAAGCAATATCGACTACGTCGGTGATTGCACCAGTAGAACTATTTTTAGAAATAACCTTGAAGCCGTTTTCGGAACGGACTGGGCCGTTGAAAGTTGTATTAGCCATTATGTTCTCCTGTCGTGGCTAGTGTCAGATTGTTCCACGTGGAACATCTGTCAGGAAAAAAGGAGTGGCCCCGAAGGGCCACCCAAAGTGCTCTAGCTAGAGCCTGGTGATCCGTAAATTCCAAGTGGGTCTGACACTCCAAAAGAATATCTTTCCCTGGCTTTGTATCTCACGTTACCAGTATCGAAGTCACCGTCCATAGACGTTTCTAGCGGAGTACGCTCGAACATCTTCATGCCATTCGGTACATCGGTGATGATGAAGAAAGCATTGCTGTCAGTCAGGTAGTGATTGACTGCGTAGCCTTCTGGGATCGCACCCATGTTACGGATAGCATTGAGATCGTTGTCAGCAGTGCCAACACGCTGAGTGGTTTCGAGCAGTCGATCTGCCGTAAACATCAGTGCGGGTGGGACAATCAAACGACGAGGACGCGCAGCAATCAAAAGACCACGCTCATCGGTGAACGCAGCGATTTCGATAACCGCATTTTCGAGTGACGTTTCGTTCAAGTCAGCCGCAACAGATGGACGGTTGGAATTAGTTCCACCGTTCACTAATGGATGCGAAGCGTTGAACAAGGTAACACCGTCTCCAGACTGGAAGCTGGTGAAGCCATTGTTCAGCGTGTTCGCTGCTTTGACTTGCTTCGTGTATGCCATAGCGCGAGAAAGCGCCTTGGTGTAACGAGCCGAAAGAGAATCGTACAAATTATCTTCCATCGCTTCCTCGGTGATCGCGAAACCCATCGAAATTGTCTCGTGATTATACCTGGCTGTGAAAGACTCTTGCGCTGAGTCATAGCTGGTTGCCGCACCTTCTGCCTTAACAGGAGCCGCTGCAAAGCCGGACAGCTTTACCTCTTCCTCGAACGAACGATCAGAGCTTTCTGTCTCATAAATGAGAGTGTGCTCGTCTTCGTATTTCTCATACTCCAAACCAAACAGAGCGTTAAGCCCCGGCAGGAGTTCTTTAAGCATTTGCGCTCTTGAAATTGCCATTGCCTAATCCTCCTTATACGCCGAGCTTGGTTTCGTAAGCATGGCTCAAGGGCAGATAGGTAACGATGCAATCTGTGAACGCATCACCTACGGTGCTTGATGGGCCATCTACGAAATCAACGACACGCAGTGGTAGTGTATTAGTCGTAGCGATAGAGCCGCCGTCTAGGGCGTTCTTGCTTCGACCGATTGAGGTTGATCCAGCAGTGTTAACTGCCGAGACGTTGTTTCCAAGGCCGGTTTGAGCAATCGCCTCATCACCCTGCATACGGAACAACAGCTTAGGATCATCGACAACATAAGCAACAATATCATCCGCTGCGGTAGAGGCAGGGAACTGTTGGTTAAATGTCTTTTGGTTTGTTGATGGATCTGTGTAAGCGCAACCTACAAAGATACCAACAGTGCCAGCAACAACAGACGTTGTTACAGCGGCTTTTTCGACAGTGCCAGTAGCAACCAGCTTCACGAAATCACCGTAGAAAATAGCGGTTGCGTAACCACTTGCAATCTTGATGTGACGAACTTTTCCCGTGAAAGAGCCGCTCGAACTCAAGGTATCAACTGGTTCAGCACCCATTGGGGTAGCAGTAGTAGCCATAGTGGCCTCCTAGTTAATAATAGCTAACCCATGCTAAGGGTTAGTTTCTTCCAAAAGTAGTCCTAGTGCTACGCTCTGGATTTAGCATAGGCATTCTAGGGTCACTCTCTTTCAGATAGTTGTTATCAACCGATGACATCTGATTCTCTGCGACGCTTTGGTAGTGTTGCGTTCTAGCAGCCATTGTTTCCTCTGGTGCTTTACACAACAACAATCCGCCAACCTCAATGTTGCCTTCAAACTGAGATCCTATATCGGAAGTCAGCATCAGTTCAGGGTGATCTTCAGCCCTTACGGGCGACCATCCTTCTCTGAACATTTTAGACACATGAGTGTTATCGGGTTGACCCAGTAGCGATGTTTTAATCCACCTGAAAACATAACCATCTTGTGGTTCAGGATCAGGCAGAATGGAAGCAGGCTTCCAGCTATCAGTCGGTCGTTGCTCTACTGTTCGAGTAGTGACGTTCCTTGGTGTGCGCTCTTCAGACATTACGGGACTCCTTTTCAGCTTGCCTCGCGTACTGTTCGTAGGTTAATCCCAAACGCTTAGCGAGAGCAGCTTGGGAGGGCCTTAGCCGTATTTTGCGCGGTTTAGCACCATTGCTCCTTGCGGAGGGTGCCACCACCGTCGAGGGCTGACTGGCAGTCACGGTCGCGTTAGGCCCATCTAGTTCGCCTTCATCCTGCCAATCATAATCTGGAAATGCTTGCCTCAACCGAGTATCGATCTGTCGGAAATACTCTTGACTGTTAGGCTGTATGCCACGCTTGATTAGTGCGGCATGGGTTCCATACGCGAGGCTAGTCATTTCTTCATAGCCATCTTGCATGAACCAAGTATTGTTTTGTGCCCATTCTTGGGCCTCTGGCGCAACCTGTGGTTGCGCTTGTTGCTGCACGTTCTGTACAGCCTGGTTAGCAACCTGTTGCGTATACGCTTGTTGATCGTATTGTTCACGTTGCGCTTGTTGCGATGCGAGATTGTTCTCGTATCTTTCCGCTTCAGACAACTCTGCCTGTGCTCGCATCAATCGCTCTTGAGCACCTACAACATTGTCTGTGTCGCCTTCTTCGTAAGCTTTCTTGTAGCTGTTCCTTGCCTCTTGTAAAGCAAGCTCTGCTCGTTGCTTAATCTGAGAAACGAGTGCCGCCTCACCTCTGCTGATGAGAGCCTCATTCTCTTGGTTCTTGCGACTTACCTGTTCAGCAAAGCGTACAGCTTCTTCGCGCATCTTTTCAGCAGCTTCACGCTTCCTGCGCTCTTCATGCTGTTCGTAGCGCAGCTTGTTGATTCGCTTCTGAACCTTTTCGCTGTAGCCGGAAAGCTCTTCGTCATCAATATCGTCTGAAGACGCTTCCGTTTTAGGCGGTCTGCGATCTTCTTCTGGACGATCATCAATGATCTCTAGTTCATACTGACCGTCTTCATCTTCTAAAGTTTCAGATCTTTTACCAATCTGAGTTTTAACGCCAAAGAATTTTTCTTCAGCGGTATGTGTTTGCTCCTGATCGGAGTCGAGTTGTGCTTCGCTCATACCTTCAATATCCCCCTTGGATCTTCTACAACTGCTTCTACAGAATCGTCGTTGATCAATCGGAACTCTTTTCCATGCACCTTAAATCGGGTGCCGGAATAAGATCTCATCAGGATAAAGTCGCCCTCTTTGCACAGAGGCCCAGACGGGAATCGGTTAGGATCATTGTAAGCATCGGCTCCAAGCTTGAGAACCATGCCGACAATAGACCCTACCTCTTCGTCATGCAGAGTTTTGGCGGCTTTGAGTATGCCCCCCTCCGTCATTTCGTCTGGCTCTGGTAGAGCAATTAACAGTTTATAACCTCTAGGGTCAGGCAACTGTGCAGCCTTGCGAGTCTCTTCATCCTCGTTCGTTGTGTCTATCGATACGGAAATCGCACCGACATCACCTTTTGCTAATGCTTCAGACATTAGTTAGTTCCTATGCACTGGAAAAAAGCGTCCAGAGTCGCTAATACCGCAATAGCG